GATATAGAATATCCTGCACCGTCCTATGTAGACACATACAGCATTGCGGCAGAAAACAGCGAAGAGGAATACGAGACAGAATCAGGCGGCATTCAGGAAATTGTGCGAAGCTTTTCAAGAGTAGTAATTGAATACGCTCTTCCGTGTTCAAAAGATTTTCTTGATACTATACATGCACATGCAAAGACAAGACCTCTGTCAGTTAAATGCAATTATCCGGATGTCACAGAGCTAACAGAGAGAATCATGAAAATGGTTATTTCAAGCGAGGAACTGATAAATTTTTCAGATAAAGCGGTTGAAGGTGGGGTTTGGAACGTCAAGCTTACATTCACAGCTTACGAGCCGGATAATTAAGGAGGTGTTGTAAGTGCGTGAAGTATCAGATGAGTATAAAAAGGCGATGCATGGTTCAAGTCACAGATTTAAATTATCAGGAACCATTGGCGACACATACACTTTTGACGATTCAAACGTGGTACAAGGAAGCTTTTCGTATAGTATTCAAAACACCACATCAAATTCAAGTATTGAAATTGGAACAGCTTGCATCGGAAGTATTGAAATAGTTCTTTGCGGTTCGGATATTCCTAAGTATACCATTGAAGGGATGGACATTAATATAACGATATCAAGGTATATATCAGATACTGAGGAGTGGGAGAGCGTATCTCTCACTCCTTTTATAATTAACAATCCGACATGGACAAAACAAGGAATAAAAATCACAGGTTATGACTATATGTCAAAACTTACAAAAGATTTAAGCATTGACACAACCATTGGAACACCTTATGAACTTTTAACTTATATATGCGACTCCGTGGGGCTTACCTTCGGAATGACACAAGAAGATGTTGAAGCGTTGCCAAACGGAACGAAACAACTCGGAATGTATACCGAATCAAACATCGAGACATGCCAGGATTTTGTGGCAGAACTTTCAATGGTTCTGGGAGCATGGGCGGCGGTAGATCCGGAAGGCAAGCTTATACTTAAAACCTATAATACGGATGTAGTTGACACGATAAAAATCACGGACAGAATGATTGATGCAGAATTTGCTGATTATAAAACATTTTATAGTTGTGTATCTTATACCTATCTAAAAGATGGGTATAACTACGTTATAGGCGATACTGAGGCAGACGGCTTGGTGTTTAAAATGGGCGAAAATGCTTTTATGCAGTATGGAACGGATGATGTTATTGAGGCACGAGCGCAGGCGGTTCTTGATGCAATAACATGTATTAACTTCGTACCATTTACCCTTGCGAGAATATTTGAACCAGCTTATGAGATTGGGGATGTTATAAGCTGTACAGGAGGACTTGCAGATGATGAAGCCTTGCACTGTATTAACATAATAGATTGGACTTATAACGATAAAATAGACATCGAGGGTACAGGTTCTAATCCGGCATTGATTGATGCAAGGAGCAAGGTAGACAAAAACCTTACAGGGTTGTTAAGCCAAACAGAATCGAACAAGGTGGCACATTATAAATTCGCTAATTCAAGCGATATATCAATCGGAGATGGCGAAACAGTTTTGATTTCAACGATAAATTTTACTGCAGAAGAGGCAGAAGATATAGACATACACGGTACCATTATAATGGATACAGAACTTGCGGAAGAGGTTGAAAAAGGGAATGTTAAAGTAACTTATGTATTTAACGATGAGGAAATAAGTTTTTATCCTACCGAAACATACGATGAAGATGGATATCATTTTTTGACATTATACAAATGTTTAGAAGCTGTACCGGATTCACGAAATACATTAAAGGTATATCTTACCTGTGGCAGCATGTCAGCAAAAGTATACAGCGGAAATGCCGAGATAGTTATCACAGGACAAGGCATGGCGGCAACAGCAAAATGGGATGGTACTATTGAGATTGAAGAGAGCGTTGACCTTATTCCTAATGGTGGCGGCTTAAAGATGATTGACTTTGCAGAATCATTAACCGCAAACACACAAACACCAGTCGGGGCGACACTTGCACAGTCAATCGGACTTATTCCGAACGGTGGCGGTTTGAGTATGCTTAACTTCAACGATGATTTAACAATACTTATTCCGGAGGCAGATAAGACATATTTAATAACATCAAATGACGAATATATTGAAACGGATAAATACAAGCTTGTAGAAACAACCTATCAAGAAGAAACGGAGGGCGACACATGAGCACAGTTATTAGCGGAATAAGGCTTATAAACCTTGACACGGTGGAAGCTTTGGACGATAGCGACAAATTTATGGTAGATAATTCAGACAGCGGAACAAGGGCGGCAACGGTTCAGGTTGTCGCTAACGCAGTAAAGACCTTAGAAAGCCTTGTAACTGAAAATGAAGTACAAACAATGATTGACGAGGCAGTCGGGGATATTAACAGTATACTTGCAACATTGACGGAGGTGAGCGAATGACGACTACAGCAGATTATTTAAAAAGTCTACAGAATGACCGTGACGAGTTGAAACAGATACTTTTAGACGCAGGGCAAGAGGTAGAGGATGTAACAACCTTTACAAGCCTTATACCATACGTTAAAAACCTTATAAACAAGTCAACAGAATAAAGTTAGGAGGGGTAAATAATGGCTTTAAAAGGACATACAAAGATTGAACTTACAGACGTAAACACAGGCAAAAAAGAAGTGTATGAGGATGATAACCTTGTTACAAATGCACTATCAAGCTTGCTTAATTCAAATTATTTCGGATTTGAATCTACAGATGTAAACACAAATAAGACGTGGATGACACGTTATCCAATCATCGGCAACGCTCTAGGCGGCGTGCTGTTGTATCAAGACTCAATCGAGGAGAACAAAGACACATACTTTGCAGAGAATAACACTTGTATTGGTTATGCTAATCAAGTGGTCAACGACACGGAGGACGTAAAGAGGGGTAGTCCGAACCTCACGGAATCGGGCGAAATCGACAACGGTTATAAGTTTGTGTGGGATTTTGAAACATCGCAAGCTAACGGAACTATATCAAGCGTGTGTTTAACATCGAACTATGGAGGATATGCAGAGAATGGGGCAGGATATAACGACCAATATGTATTTTACTGCCCGAATAATTTGGCAAATTTAGGATGGAATTTTAATACATTAGGCTACACAAACGATGAAAAGCTTGACTATTTATACAGCAATAGAGGGATAGTCGAGGTAAACCCTGACGAGAATTATATGGTTACGATAAACCGCAAGGGTGCAGATACAATCCTTATAAGAAAAACATTTAAACCGTTCAATAATATTAAATTTAATCACGACTATACAACACCTGATTCGTTTAGCGAAGTTTTAAACGAAACGGAAATAAGTGTGACAACCTCGGCAACTTATTACGAAATAGCGTATGATAATGATAACGCTTATGTGATAGACGTTGAAACAATGAACGGAGATACAGCCTTAACCTTACAAGTGACAACCATCCCAAAGAGCGATTACACAGAACACAGCACACAAACTATCGATGTAACAGATTACAGTATAAGGTGGAAACTTAATGGCTATGCTTATGGATTAAAAGTTAGTGAAGAAATAAAAATTGGGAGACACGTATGCACCGTAAGGGATGGTTTTTTGTACCTTTTTGGTCCTCAAGTCGGGAGAGATTATTCCAATATTCATATAGATACTATTTATAAGGTTAATCTTTCAAACGTGGCAGACATAACAGCGATAACTCTTCCAGAAGTCACAAAGATATGGGAATTTTATCAAATGTTTCCGACTATATTTACTATAGGGGATAATGTTTATATAGGTTCGGGGTCTGCAAATAGTTCTCAAAGCAAAAACATGAGAATTGACTATAATGATAATGCAACATTATTAAGCTATAACTTCAATACTAATCATGGTTATAATGCAGAAATTATAAAGATAGACGATATATGGTATTTAATGAATTTATATTATAACTCATATAATCTTGAATATAAACTCATAACAAGAACTCCGTACCTGGCAACCATCAACAACTTATCCGAGCCGGTCACAAAGACGGCAAGTAAAACGATGAAGATAACTTACACATTGACGTTTGAGTAAAGGAGCGTAAGATGAACAATCCTTTAGTGATAACTTCAATTATAACCTTAGTCGGAACATTATGCGGAACCTTCGGAGGCATCCTTACAAGCTATAAGCTTGTTGCATACAGAATTGAGCAACTTGAAAAAAAGCAAGATAAGCATAATCAGGTAATAGAAAGAGTTTATCTCTTAGAAAAAAGAGATTCAATCATTGAGGAACAGCTAAAAAGTATCAATTCAAAAATTGACAGATTAGGAGGTTAAGCATGACAAAAACATTTTGGAAATGTGCAGGGATAAGAGCCTTAAAAACATTCTTCCAAACCTTTGCGGCAACCTTTACGGTAGAAACTGTAACCGACAATGGCACATTTTTAACCGTTCTTATATCCTCAGTTATTGCGGCTTGTCTGAGTATCCTTACAAGCCTTGAGGGGTTGCCTGAGGTTGATTTAATAAACGAATCAGAAAAGGCAGAAAATATAACAAACAACAACGATAATAACAATATTAACGATATTAACGATAACACAGAAAGTGAGGGATAAAATGGCAGTATTTAATGTTCATGCAGGACATGCACCGTACACAAGCGGTGGAGCTTGCGGAGCAGTTGGTATATTAAACGAAAGCAACGAAGCAAGAGCAGTAAAAGATGAGTTAAAAAGCATACTGGAGAGCAGAGGGCATACAGTATATGATTGTACTTGCGAGGAAGGTTTGAGCCAAAACAAGGTTTTAAAGGCAATTGTGACAAAATGCAACAAGCACCTTGTGGATTTAGACATATCAATACATTTAAACTCAGGCAGAAAGGACAAAAAGGGAGACGGAAAGACAGGCGGAGTTGAAGTATACGGATACAATAAAGAGACTCAAGCAATCGGTCAGGCAATCAGCAATGCAATAGCAACAGGCTTAAACATAGCAGACAGAGGGTTCAAAGTGAATAATGGCTTATATGTACTTAAGAACACGAAGAACACAGCTATATTGATTGAATGTTGTTTTGTGGACGACAAGGACGATGCAGACAAGTGGAACGCAAAGAAATGTGCAAGGCAGATAGC